CAGAACCAGAGACTACAACGCCATAGACATCGAAGTTACCGCAATCCCCAAAGACCTCCAACCATTCAAAAAAGAGCCACTCGCTCAGGGCTTGCCCTATACGACAATCAGACGCACAGACGCAGGCCAGCAACTCCTAGACGAGATAGAAGCCATTTTAGACGTCTACAACCGAAAAGACATCGAGATAGAAACCGACTACTGCAACGTCCGATTCTTCACCTACGTAACCTATAGCTTCCAAGTCAGCCAAGAAGCCAAAAAACGCCTCAACTATGAGGATTCACACCATGAGAAACCTAGATAATCGAAACCTACAGGGCTTTTTAGAGGATGAATTCGCCGAAACCGTGGACGCTATAAATATGCGCTATACCATCAAACCGCCGTTACACATCTATGCCATAATGTATGAATCACTGCTGCTTGAACCCTTCCCGGTAGTGTGGTGAGACATAACATGCAAGAAATCATTACCTTAACCGAAGAGCAAGCAGCACCGTTCCGAGCCACTATAACAAAGCACCTATGCACCGACAGCCGCCATAACCCGCCCTTCAGCCAAGTAAAACTCACCCATCTACCAATCCAAGCGTATCCCCATGACGGCGGCTGGAAAGTCAAAGGCTCACCGGGTCTCTGGTGGGTATACATCGTCTGCCCCGAATGCGAATACGAATGGGCAATCTATAAGCTCGGCGTACCCAGAGACTTTGACTCCACAGATACAAAAAAAGTTCCTGAATAGACTGAGGACGAAAAACATGCCATCACTCGGATTTAACGTTTTCAAGCAAGAAGTCAAAAACGGCCACAAACGCCAAACCATCCGCAAGCATCGCAAACGCCCGATAAAAGTCGGCAATTTACTTTATCTCTATTGGCACTTGCGACGGGTCGACTGCGAATTACTCAGAAAAGACGTCTGCACCGAAACTTTCACCAAGCCGTGGAAGGACCTAAAAGACGACGAGAACGTTGCCCGACGCGACGGCTTCAAATCAACCGCGGAAATGCAGGCATGGTTCAACAGAGAAGGCGCCTTAGACCCCGAACATCTTTTAGACGTCATAAGATGGTAATACAGCAGCACCTCGCCTATTTTTCCAATTTAATTGTTCAATCGCCGACTTCACCATTTGAACAGACAAGACAGCACTAATATGATCGTAAAGGTGTTTGGCAAGCTTTAAAAACACTCTATGTTAACTGATAGCTATGCTTATCGTTGATGGCAAAAGATACAAACCATGGACACCTAAAGATGAAGAGAAAGAGTTCCACCCATTAGTTAAAAAGCAGTCAAAAGAAATCTTCGGCAAAGACACAATATACTTCGACGTAAAGACAACTCTAAGGACATCTTCAGGCGTTGGGTCGATACCAGATGCCTATGTAGTTGATTTTACTAGAGGTGAATGGTTTGTTGTCGAAAACGAATTATCTAGACATCCAGTTTACCACCACATAATCCCCCAACTTAATAAATTTGTGAAGGGAATCGAAAACGCCACTGTTAGAAATCAAATTCTTGATCTACTATATGATGAAATCAACAACGATACGGCGCTAAGGTCAGTCATTTCAAGGTTAACTGCTAATACGGATATACACAATTCTCTATCAAAAATAATTGTTCATAAAAGCCCAAGAATTGTTGTCATAATAGATGAAAAAACGGAAGAGGTTGAGGAGGCTTTTGAAAATTTTAAAACAGTTCCCATCATAGTTGAGTTTAGGACATTCGAGCAAGAAACTAATTCAGGAGTATATGCTCACCAGTTTGAACCTCTGCGTTTTGACGACATAAGCACAGAAAACGCATCTGAGACTCAATCAATCGAGGATATCATTGAACTTATAGAGCCTCAAAAAGACATAGAAGGTATCTTTAGAAAGTTCATTCAAGATATTGAAAAGCAATCTAACGATTTCTCGACAAAAACTCTTAAAACTAGAGTTCTCTTTAAAACTAAAATCCCATTTGTAGGTGTAGAACTACGAAAGCGGACCATATTGCTTCACTTAACCCTGCTAAATAAACCTAAAGGTATTACTTCCTTTAGAAAGGTCTACCGTAAAAGATGGCATTGTCACTTACCAGTTAGAAACCTGTCTGAAGCTGAACCAGCTATTGTGTTATGCAGAAAAGCATACGAAGAATCACTTCATTAAACAGGCGAGAATCTTAGCTTAACGTGTTGCCGACGTCTGTTAGAAACGTTATAGTCTGCGTCGTCACACCCGTCACATGCCCAGAGCCATCCACCGTTACGCCGGTAACCACCGTTATCGTCTGACTGGTTCGGTTGTGATAATGGGCATCCGGCCAATGGCTAACTAAACTGTTCGGATCTAGGTACTGTGGCCAGTTCCCGATACCTTGAGCTGTTAAGACGCGACCTGAAATGCCTTGGGGCAAAGCTGACAGGGGCAACTGCCCAGTCGTTATGATGGCGGCGTCGGCTGTAACATTTTTGAGTACCCCTGCATCTGAGATAACTTCCGAGCCAGCAATCTTCAACGAGCCTCCGCTAATAAGGTCCTTAACACGCAAGTTACCCCAACGAAAATCGTCTGTACCTAAGCTACTTCCGCCGTCCGCAAAGGGTCGAATAATTAAAGATGCAGCCGTTAAAACCAAGTCTCCAGTGTACGTTGCCAAGAAGGCGTTAACGCCGTCGAACCCAAATGCTGCTTTAATCGCCCTAAGCGTCTGTAGATTCAGAACCGGAGTAGTCTTGTTAATTTCAACGTTTGTCGTGAAATGTGAGTCGCTCCCAGAACCGCCGCCTCCCTGAGTGACAACGGGCATCCCTCGGCGGCCCACTTTGGTTCGAGCGAGCTTTTCAACGTTAACCGTGAAAGTACGCAAGCCATACAGGTAATCAGCGATTTGAGGCGGTTCTTTGCCCAACTCGATTGCGACATCAAGCGTCTGGGTTTCAGCGTCGAAGTGATACTCAATGCTTTCCACCCTGTAATCTGAGTCTATTTGCTCAGCAATCAATTTAACGTGCACCTTATCGCCGGCTAAAATCGGCGTTGCACCATAATCAAGAACACTACTGCTAACTGACAGGTACTCAGCTGGCGCCTTCAAGTAATCCAGCAAAGACTTTGCACGAAGCTCACATTCATTATCGCTCTGAAGCTCCTCATCAGTCTCAACATACTCCCTCGGCTCACTATCAGTATATGCCACCTGGCTAGCCAAATCCTCGGCAGTTGCAGAATACCGACGACCCCCAAAATAGAGACCATGAATCCAAAATGCACCGCCACCGGTACTTTCTGGGAAATAAAGTTGTATACCCACCTTGGCGACATGCGACCAATCAAAGCCTGAAACAACACTACCCCAGTGTTTCTCGTAAGCTGAACCCACACCGGTTTCAATCGCGTGAAATTGCCCATCCGGAGAAACCGTTATACTCTTAGAAGCCGATAAGCCGGCGCTATCCCAAAGAATCAGGTACCCCGTCCCAGAGAAACTATCTTCAAGCCTAAGCTGCACATCTAGCGACGGATAAATCTCGCAGTCAATCTCTTTACCAGCGCCCAGATAAAACCGTGCATCGCCATTATAGAGACTACCCACAACAGTTAATTTGACGCAAGCATGACCGTCCGCCCCTCCAACAGCATCAATGCTCAAGTCTCCAGATGCAGAAACCCACGAACCATCAGAAGGCGTGAGGCTACGGGTCCAGTCCACCTTGTTAACTGGAACACTTTTGTCCGCCACCCCATAAATAATAATTTTATTTCTTACCCTAGAAATGTCCCTGCGGTACCTGCCTGCCTCTAAATTGTCAACCAAGCTAGCTGTGTTAACCTTACTGAGTTTAGGGAAAAACTCAAATTTGCCATCCGGCGCCACCCGAAAATCATAGCCAATTACGCCAGCTTTATCGCTTGTCTCAGCTAGATACTTTAAGATATCCCAAAGCGGCGAATCAGTGTACTGCAACAGGGTATAGGTTGTGTCTGTGTTTTCAACAAGCTCAACACCACTGCGAACGTGGTTAAGACCTACAAAAGCGTCAATCAAGTCCTTAACGGCCGCTTCACCTTTGATGTTGGGCTCTGTTATGGTAACGGTTCTGCGAAACAGTCTTTCACCTAAGCATCGACCTGAAACTGTGATGTAACTTTCTGTAGGCGTTGACTCAGCATCGATACTTTCCACGCGGCCCATCAATAACTGTGGGCAGTTAACGTCTCGTCCGATCGCGATATTACAACCCGACCCAATCACTATGGGAAAGGCGCCGCTAGCACTGTACTTGCCGTCCCAATTCTGCAGCTTAATTGTATAGCTGCTGACCTCTTTTGAGCACCCCAAGTGAACGGTGCACTCAACGACATCACTTTGAGGTGGGTTAACAGGGGGCGGGGTACCCGAAGAATTATAGAAACTAACAATCATAACTGGAACCGCGACGCCGCCCGTTACCATTACTCAATGCCTCTGCGGTATCTAGATGCTTCACTACTATAGCCAGTGGCACTATTCGAGGAAGACATCGGCGCCATTTCACCGGCCCGTTGAATTGCCCTGGTTCGAGTGGGCGTTTCAGCTGAGGCAGAATTGAAGCTTTGAACACTAACGGTGGCTTTATTCATGGTGCTGGCAAAGTAAGCCATAGCCGCAGCAGCCGCGATAATCACCGCGATGCCCACGCCCGTAAGAGCCAGAAAGGTCCCGTAACTGATGTTTAAAGCAGTTTGCGCAGTATTAGCCACCCAAGTGGCCGCTGCATAAACGCCATGGGCAATGCTGCTTATGCCTAAGCGAATGGCCTGCGCAGCTTGAGCAACAATCCCCGTTTGAACCACGGTGTTTTGGACGGCTTGAGCCGTCATAGCGCCAGTGGTTGAAATGGCCAGAGTTGTTTGCACTCCTGCACTGGCAACGGTTGCGGTATTCTGAGCCGTTTGGGCAACCGTTAAGGTAGTCAAAATCGCCTTGGTGCTCTGAAAAACTCGAACAACTGTGAAAGCAATTGAAACCATCTTCGCCTGTTGATCATTTAAAAAACCGCATGCCGTACCTAAGTTAGTGACGTCTAAGGCGATACTTCTAAAGGTCGTTGAGGCTCGATTCTCAGCTCTTACGGCGATACTGATTTCGTGAAAGCTCATAATCCGACCTCTGTTTTAGCCGCTTCAATGGCACCGTTAAGAATCGCTTCAAGCTCCGGCAGGTACTCTTGAAAAGCAGGGTAAAGATACGGATGCGCCTGCATGTACCGAGTGCCCATTTCTACAAAGTAGGCATAAGCTGCATAAGCCCCAATTTCAGCCACCCAATCGCGGACCTCCGCGTAAATGGTGCTCTGCAAATACCCCGTTTTAACAGGCACCTTTGCCATGGCGGCAGCCCTAACACTAGTTGCCCACCCAGACAGAGCAATGCTAACCCGACTCTGCATGACGGCATCAAACTTCAGCATCGCCGCTTGAAACTCCGCCAATCCTTGGACATCACATGCTACCTCCAAGTTACTTCCGCTCCGATTTTCTCCGCTCTTCCTCAGCCAGCTTATCAAGCACGGTTAAGATGGTGACAAATTCTTCGATTTTTCGGGCTGGCTGACGGGCAAGGTCAGTTGGGAGCCATCCGAACTCTTTGCATAGCCTAAACTCTGCAAGAGTTGGGTGCGGTCGACCTCGCTTAACTGCTCGAGTAAAAAACGGATATCCCCATGGCTTAAGCCGTTTAGTTTGTTGCAGACCTTAGAGAGCAACTCGCCTAGCTCATTTGGAATGCCGTCGGATTCGCCCAAGATTTTTTCAAGCGTTATTGGGCGGCTGTCTGGTTGACCATGCAAGCTAGCCATGATTGTTTCTGCCTGAATGGCAATGAAGTCGCTGCTTTCCACTTCGCCGCTAAGCTTGCTGTACTTGGTGTATTTCTGCACAATCCGGTTACGCTTCGCCCAAGTAATTTCACCAAAGCAATATTTGCCCGCAAACTCCACGCCGAAACGGTCATCCAACTCAAATTTTTCAGTCTTCATTTTTACACATCCTGAAAACTTACAGGTCGCGCCGTAAACGGCAACGTTACCGATACCAAGTCCTCCGCTTTAGTTGGAGTGCTTACACTATCCCACTTGCAGTGGGTAAAAACCGCGGCTTTATCAGGACCTAAACCAAGTTTAAGGCTAAATTCAGCGTCCGCAATAACCTCATCATACTGGGCTTTGCTCTCAAAGTCCATGATGAGTTTCCCAGTTAAATCTCGCTGGCACCCCTGAATGTACTTGGCTAAATAGCCCTTGTCACTTCGAATCACCGGCACCCGCTTAAGGTTGTTGGCTACTGTGAATTCCCAGTCGGTAACCGTGAGAACCTCAGCTAGCCCAGTGCCGTCCGCATCTCCCTTCCAGACATAAGAGTCAGAGAACGGAATAGAACCGGTTGCTTCAGTATAGGTAGCGCCGGTAATCTTGGCACTTGCCGTCTGCAGGTCCTGAGCAATAATATCCACCTCAGCTTTAATGACATCATCGACACTGCAGGAAACTTTCAGTTTATCCTGCAAGGCACCAACATGCCGCAGGTCCACGATTGTACCGTTTTTATCATAAGTTACCTCGCCCGTGAACGGGTTCAACGAAAGGGCATAACCGATAAAGTTTCCAGGGTCGGAAGCTGGCACATCAAACCCAAGTTTTAACGCCACCTTACGAACACCCGCTTTAATGGCGGTTAGGTCCCTAGAACCGCACCCCCTGCGCAGGATATTATTTGGGTCGATTGAAGGTTCAATTGTAGGGATAGTTTCGATACCCAGCATAGCAGGGTTTGCCGGTATGATGCCAAAAGCGACCTCTGGAACGTAATGAAATTTTGCTGAGTCTCCACCAAACGACATTTTCACTAATCCTCAGCACTGTTCGGTTTTTTCGCCCCTAAGTTATCCACAACGTCCAAGACTTCTTGGGATTGATTTTCAGCTTCACCTGAATGGTTAACCGAGAATAATTCGCGTCTTCTGACTGGCTAACAATGGAGGCCTGCACAATGTCGTCAATGCCGGGGATTACTCGCCGATGCCAAATTCCAGTGCCTGGATCCCAAAGCGGACCAACCTTACTGTACATGTAGAGGATGCGTTCAACTTCCACACGCATCCGTTCCCGATTGAAAGCCGCCCGATCAAGCGTGGTTCCCTGCGTCTTTACAAGTATGTCGATGTTTACGTTCTCGTACTTCACCCAAAGCTTATCGTTTGGGCTACTGCAACCGGCTGGATAGACACTTATGGCGAAGCTTTTGAGCACATTCTTCATGTCAAATTTAGAAGGCTGCAAATCCCAACCAACCATTGCAGAAACGTGGCCATCTAACCATTCTATGTCAGTTTTCACGGGACCGCCGACCCACTCAGCTTTAAGCGTCTCCAAGAGAACGGTGCTGTTTTCTTCCACCGCCACATGCGTGTTAATGTAATTATGCACCGTTTTGAGACTGGACCTTGGAACTCCGGTGGTATGCTCAAAGAACCACCAATACGCCTCAAACTGGATAAGCTCAGCACCAGAGTAGTAGATGTTGGGCATGCTGATGGCTTCTTGAGCATGACAAACCATCCAAGACACAGGCATGTTGTCTGGGTTGAAAACGTTAGCTTCAGGCCTAGCAGACTCGCCGCGATGCCTTGTCTCCCAATACCAACTTTCCACCGTAGCGCCGAAATGAGTTAGCGCCGGCGTCGCATCCCGCATCTTGTCGATAACGTACTTGAAGCCTTGAGCCGGCTCCATATCACCAGTGTTAGTTTTTAAGCCAAGCCACACAACCTCAGTATAATTTGAGCCAACCAACGAGATCGCCTTATCGAAAGCTGCAATTTTCCACTCGCAAAAATACACCTTGATACCTTTAGTTTTACAGAACTCAAAAAGACTCAAAACGTAAGCATCCGGAAACGGAAGCATAAGCCACTCTTCATAATACGAGATAAGCTCAGCAATGCGAATCCAGCGCACATCAACCCCAGCATCTATGAGCGCCTGAAGCCTCTCCGGCGTCACATACTGCGCCGTATCCCAACCGCCAGCACAATCAACCATAACCGGAATGCCACGAAAATTCGCAGTTATCCAAGCGGCTTCGTCTGCCCAGCTATCGTGGGCGTTGTATTCCGGAAGCAAAACCACGTTGGGGTAAACGCCGGCATTAGCATCTAAGATTTTCTGATAAACCGCGTGAACATCAGGCATATGCACGACCATTTCAGAATCGTTCTTTTCGCTCACGTGATGCACGATTGTTGAAAGAACCATGCTCAATAGCACCATCGGTCGAAGGGATAATGGCTTAAAAGGCTATCATGACGTCGTCGAGTAACTACCTTACCAGAACGTAGCGCACTGCTAACATTTACTGAATCAATATACCGCTGCATCAAGCTCTCAGCATCTAGGAAGAACTGTTTAGCCGCTTCAGGATCGCGTTTTCTCCGGAACAGCCAAGCAGCATAATTATTGGCAGCATCAACAAAGAGCTGGGGCACCGTCTCAGGAAGGGTTAACCCACTCTTAGTTAACGTTGCAAGGGCTATGGCGTCACCGCTGACAATGCATTCATTAATTTCTGTATCCCACGTGGTACCTTCGTCGGCTTTAACTTGAAGCAAGGATTTAACTTTCTCTAATGTCCCATAATTTGTCATAGGCAAAGCTCCGTTTACCTTGCCCCTTTCGGTTTTTTCGGAACGGGAAAAATTATAAAAAGGCACTTGACTATCGAGAGTATTCAGAGAGAGGTATCAAGCGATGGGAAACAAAAAACTGATTTTAGGAGTAATCAGCCTCTGTGGTGTCATCGCATGCTTAACCTTGATCTGCAGTTTTTGGCCCTATCCCGTTCAGGGAGCACCATTTGACGGCCAAGTTTCTACAGTGAATTATAATGCATCGTCAGATATTACCCTCGTTAACAATCGATGGGAATTCCCCGGAAACATAAGCATCCCCACAGGCAGCGCCTTTCATCTTCAGTTCAAATTCACCGACGAAAACAATTACGTAATAAGCTACAGTTACGGCCCAAGCTCAGAGAAACTTGGGCAAGTTGTCTACTTGGGCGAATGGTGGCTGAAAAACTAAAAAAGAAAAAGGATTGACTAAGCAGTTTTGCTTAGGTATATGGTCCAGGTCCAGAGTGTGGGCAATAACTACCGTAGTCATTTTCAAAAGAAACAGAGGTATCTATAATGTTTACATAGTTACCGCTGTTAGCGTAATCACGCCATTGGAACACATCTTGGCCGTTTACTGTTGCATACCAATCAACATAGTAAGAAATCGCGAATTTGATACCAGCGGATTGATGAGCAAGACAACCGTCCGTCCATGTCTGGTAGGTTTCCATGTTGTAGATCGTTAAGATGTCTGGGGATTGATGCTGGATATCCCATTGACCACCGTTAGGTATACCATCCCAGTCAGCGCATAATGAGATTCCGCCTAAGCCCCAGTAAGGTGCGAAATCGATCTCTTTAATGGCTGTAAAAGGTGAATAGGCATGCGTACACCACATGTACATGTTAAGTGGAGCTGGTCGATAGACGTAGCAGTATTCTATAACTTGACGAACTAGGAAGGCTTTGAAGACAGTTCCAGCGTAAATACTGTAACTCATTTGAAATTCGCTATCTACAGCAACTGCGGAATTAAGCGGAATTTGATAGTCAGTTGGGTTTTGAATTGCTGCTTGAGCTGGCAGGAGTAGGCTTGATGCCATTACAACGGCAACAAACAAAACAATTACCGTTGTTAATTTCTTTCCAATTTTAGGTTTCAAATTTGGTGTGTTCGTGGTTTTCACCACACAATTCGGTTTAAATTCGGCAAAACACGAAAAAAAGAGGCGAAAACAATGCCTTAGAGAATATTTGTTGGAATAGTCGGTATAGGAAACTGGCCTAAAATGCGAAAGTTCCGAATCTCCGTAGGAAAACCGACATCGGAGTTTTTAACGTAGACTTGCACTAAGTCGCCCTTCGCGAAGGTCAAATCCTCGGAGTAAGTGAACCAGCCGCCATTCTGGTCCCGCTCCGTTCCAAAAGCAACCCCGTTTTTGTAAACCCGAGCATGCACCCAGTGACCGGCACCGCTTGGGTCTCTGCTGTCAAAAGCGATACGCATTGTTCCGCTAAGGTAACCAACGTTAATTTCCTTCACCTTAGTGTATTCGGCTGCTTCTTGGCTGACCACGGCGTCATTGCTGTGCAAGACATCATTGCTTAAGGCGTAGGGCCCGCCGACAGCTGCACAAAGCAAAGCCGTTAGCTTGCTAGCTTCAACTGCTGCGACAATCAAGTCGGCACCTTCCACAATGGCAACAGGCAAGTTCCCTTCAGCTGTTAAAGCCACGGGCAACTGAACGCTCGAAGCCGGAATTTCTTTAGCAGGGACAAACGCGCTCACGACGAAGCCCCCACATTTTTTATAGCGATTTTAACGTTGCCAGCTGCCGTTAATGCTGCCGGAAGCTGCATAGAAGATATTGGTGTTTCCTTAGTCACAGTTTGATTCCTCTGTCACTAAGTTCGGAAAAAATCTTGCCGAAACAAATCGCTGGTTTTCAAAATTCAAAAGAGCACGAAAGCGAAAGAGCTCGCAGGGATGCACTTTAGTAGGGCGAATGAAGGTTGAACCGAAAGCGCTTTTTAACTCTTTTTTCTTGTTAACCATTGCTAATATTTAGTTCTCTTGACAAACCGTCTGTCTTTAAGGCGCTATAGATATTTCGAGCTCTAGCTCTAATTCTGACTGAATTAGCACGATTGCCGATATTAAAAAACGAATCAAAAAGACATGAGTGCCCACATAAAAATTATTGCAAATGGGATTAATGCAAACGCTGAAGCTAAAACGGCAGCCCGTTTGTACGACCGAGATGAAGGAAAGCGGATAGGTAAAGTTTTGCTATAAGCCCATGCAATCATAATAATGAAAACTGCGCTTGCTAAGAAAATAGATCCGATGTATATTCCTCCCAAAATAGCTGAGTATTGCACGGTAGGTTTAGCAATAAGACCGTACAATATTGCTAAAAAACCATATAATGAATAGCTCCATAAGTCCCAACAAAATAAAGTTATGAAATATTCCCAACGGATATTTCCTGTTATTTTCACATACAATTCCTTAATCATCCAAGTGAGAATTAAGATTATGAAAGGAAATGTTGTAGCCTTAAACGTAAAATCTTTCAAGTGCTGTAATACCAATTGTGCGTTCTGTTCTGGTGGCAACGGAATTGCTGTAACATATGCCAATTCTGCCGCTGCAAGGATGCCCAGCAAAACCAATGCTTTGTCAAAAACCGCATCCAATCTATTTCTTGTAATTAGTGGAGCCATCAGTAACTATTTCAAGATTTTTTAAATATAAATGTTTAACCTTTTAAGCTATGCAATTTTCTACAAGACTGAATCTCTTAACCAAACTAATGTATGAAGGGCGGGTTATCGGCGACAAAGGATAGGGCATATTATCCCTTGAAAAGTTTAAGAAAATACCTACCTGACACACTCGAAAATCACACGCATAAATAATCAAGGCTTTTTTGGTCTTATTGTTATTGCATTAATTCTTTATTTTTAAACTGTATGTTGGCTGGTGAGGGTGCCTTAATTTGAACCAATTGCTATCTTTTGTGATGCTTTACATACTTTAAGTTGCCAAGGGTTTTTGTATGTTGGCGGTTCTTCCTTGGATAGATAGAAGAAAGCGTTGAGTTTAGTCGAATAATGGATAAAAAAACAGAAAAAATAAGATAAAAAAAAGGGTCTGCTTAGGTGCAGATTTTGCTAAGCGCGTCTTGTATAACTGGTTTAGGTTGTAGCCAGTCGCGTATGATGTATGCGTCGTATCCGGCTTTTTCGTTGCGGTACTGTGCAGCCATGGTTGGGCCTTTGCCTAGAACTAAGCCGCCGTTCCATCCTATGAGTGGCCCATGTGTCCCGTCTGGAGTATCGGTGAGGGCGTAGTCGGTGACGATTTGCACCGTGGGGTATCCCGGAAGGCTGAACGATCCGCCAGTGGCGCCAATAGTTGCAAGACCAGCTTTAACAAGTTCGCGAACATGCGTGTTGCGTATGAATTTGCCCCAGAGATTGATATGCAAAGCCATGAAGTTAACCGGGTAGCCTTTGCCCAAGATGTAATCCATGTGTGCAGTGATGGCGTCAAATGGGTCGGTGGTGCTTACGCCGCTAGTTTTCGCGTTCCAATCAGCATAAACTGCGGAGCTCACTTTCTCAGTGATAAGGTCGGTGGCGTCTTTGATATCCAAGTTTTCGGCGTGCGGAAGGTCTCGGGCACATTCATCGATACTTTGCTGAAGCACTGGAAGAGAGCTCTTCATTTCGGATTCGTCTGCACATGCAACATGGCCAACGTTCTTCCAAAGGTCAAAGGACACGTTGGTGTAGGTGTCTTTGCTGATTTCAGCTTCGACTAGGGGCGGGACTTTGCGTTGGACAGTGAAGCCAGTTGCGATCGGGATGGTGCAGACGAGTTGGTCCATGGGTATGACACGGCAGATTTTGCGCAGGTTATAGGCTGGGCGTGCTCTGCCCAAGACTTCGTTAAGAATAACAACGGCTTGAATTGCGCTTACGTCGTTAGGTGTCACGATGCCTGCGGCTTCGTACTGTTTTGTGCGGTCGACGTCGCCTCGGTACTTGTAGAATTTGCCGTCTACAGCGGATTTATAGATTCGAGTTTGTTCTGGCATTTTGTTAGGCTCCTAAGAACATTTTTTGGGTGGTATCTGCGTCGAGGCTGGCTTCAGTTGCAAATCCTATGGATTCCAGGTTGGTGTCGATGGCTGCTTGGTCGGTTGCGGTTGCGTAAGTGTTAGCGGCTGAAACGGTGCCCTTTACGAATTTGGCGACTTCTCCTGCGGTGCCTGAAATGGTAAGTTTTTCGAGTTTGTTGGCTTTGCCTGAACCGCTAACTTTTTGGGCTTCAACGAATCCCCGGATAACACAGGTGATTTCGTGGTCGGTTTCTTCGCTGTAATCATGTGCTTTCAGCGCCATAACAACTTTAGTGCCTGCCGCGGCTGCTGCGGATGCTGCCAAGAGTCCGTTACCGTCATCATAGCAAAGTTCGCCAAGTTCGATGTCTTCGCCATTTTTCACGGTGAACTTTTCGACAACTAAGCCTTCTTCTTTGAGAATGTCTCCTGCGGCCATCAGGCTACCTCCTTAGTGCGGTCGGGGAATCCAAGTGAGGCTGCTTTTTCTTTCACTGCGGTCTCTAGATCTGTGTCAGAAGATTTGCCGTATTTTGTTAAGGGTCCGGCTGGTGCTGCGATGCTGGCTATGCCTGCGACTTTCTCTGCATCAGCCTTAAGGATCGTTAAGGTTTCGTTGGGCAATGCTGCAAGCAGGGTTTTCTCGTCTTCGGGTTTACCGGCAACTTTTGCCTTTACCCGGGCGGCGAGGGTAACAGTTACAAGTTCATCATGTTGAGCTTTGACGATAACGTCGAGTTGCGCTTTGAGCGTCTTGTAATTGTCCTCGTTTTCTTTGGCTTTGGCATTGGCGGCTTTGAGGTCTTCCTCTAATTTCCGGTTAGTTTTTTCTAACCCAGCAATTTTTTCTTTTTCTTCATCTGTCAAGGATTGGTCCTCTTCATTTTGGTGTGTACTGTTAACTTCGGTTTTTTGTGCCTGAGACTCATAAAACGAGGCGAGCAGCTCCAAAGGAACGGATTTATCCGCTGCTTTAGCGGCAATCTCCAAAAGCCCAGCCTGCGGATAAGCCGGCACGTCAATGAAGTCAACTCGCTTAAACTTGAAAGATTCAACCTGAGCGTAAGCGTCACCTTCCTTGAGGCATTTATGCTCAGCAAACGGGTCTTTCATGGCGCCAAGTTCCGCGCCGCATTTACTGCAGACGTCCCGGTAACTGTAAATAACCACCGAGATAGGCCCCAACGAGCCAGCCTTCATCAGGTTCCAAGTTTTAGTGTCGGCTATTCTGGCGGTTCCAGTAGCGTAACTGCCCAGCTTCTCGTAGCCTGTGAAAACGCCTACGTCCATGATTTGGCCCTCGGGGTAATGCTTGTCGGTTTTGTAGCCGGCGCCCATACCAAGCTTTGCACCTTTCAGAGTAGGCAAAGCATCCGTTAGCGCGTGGTCCGATACGCCCCATTTGTTACGGTTACGACTGGTGTTCATAATGTAGAACTGGGCGGTATGGCCACCTTTGCCGTCGTCTGCGAAGCTTAGTAACCCAGCTAAAAAGCGGTGCTCTATCGGTTCATTCGACATGGTTGTGTTCCTACCATAATTCGGTTTTAGAGCCTAACCGTCAAAAATGAGTTCCCACTGACACTCTTTTCTTCACAACCAAAATTCACCAGAACAGCTGCTTATTTTGGGAAGTATTCTCCGCACATAGGCACCGTGGTATAGATAGCGAGTTATTTTGAGAACTTAAACGGAAACTACACAGTAAACAGAGCGCTATTTTGCATTTTGGGCAATAATTATATCCACCGCCAACAGGTGTTCCGCAAGCATTACATAAGACCCCATGAGGCGCTATCTGGCAAAACCCCAGCAGAGGCTTGCGTGATAATTATCGAAGGAAAAAATAAGTGGCTTATCTTAATTCAGAATGCTTCTAAGGAGAAGGCTGTATAGTTGCTTTAATCAGAAATTCTTTTTGCAGCAACTTTCTGGATTCATTCACGGAGATTCTTACAACGATTCTTCTTTCTTCGCCTTGATTGAAGGCGGGTTCTATCTTCAAATCTAAAACTAACGGGTCTATAATTGGGTCTTTTCTAATTGTTAAATTTGGGAATACTTTGTAGTCACCGTGTACATCCGTATATTCATTTTCTAACCAGAATCTTTTTTTGGCAAAATGGTCTAAACGTGTGATTTTTGATTGAGCGTATCCTACAACTTCGATTATTTTTACTTCATATTTCCAGCGTGGTTTTATTAATACGGTAACTTGTGGACACGTATTTGGCAAAACCTGAATTTCCTTTTCAAAAGTTTGGTCTTCGACCCTCTGAATTACGCCTTCTTGTATGATTTGGTTTTTGCTGTAAATGTACAGTAGGACTGTGATTTTTGGAGCGTAAACATATTTTATAAATTTTGGGATGTTATAGCCTAGCAACACAACTAAAGTTATTAATGAAAACAATACTCCAACTGCTGACCACGGAAACTCCATACTACTCAGTATAAACGATGCTGTTAAAAGGCTTAGCCAAATCTCTATCTGCTTTTTCCCAAATCTATTAGGCCCTCACCTTTTCAGCAGACGAAAGGTAACAGATTTCAGAACAGACGAAGAGGTAACAGAACCGTACAAAAATCAGCTTACTTTCGAGGGCACCGTTTCTTGTTGTTGCTGTTGCTCAGTCTTGGGAGTTTGAGTAAGACCAGAAGGCGTATTGGGCGTTTCGGGGTTTTTGCTGCTGGGGTGCTGCTGCTTTTGCCATTCTTCCAATCGCTTCTTATCCAAACCTAACATGTCAAAGCAGATGTCTGGGAACTCTGCTAGAACCCCTAAGCCGTTGCCATAGAGCGCCGTAACCGCGTTAGCCATCTCATAAACGTCGCTTGCCCTAATCGGCTTCCAGTTGTGCTTAATGCGAACGGGGATGTCACCGGTTAAGCCCTCAGCTTTGAAGGCAGCCTTGACAAGAGCGCCATACCACTGGGCTTCCAACTCGCGTTTGAAATAACGTTGTATTGAAGCAACTTGCCCTTGAACGAATGCCTCAAAATCAGTGTAGGCCACCGCCCGATTCTCCGTGGGCTTATTCAAGAGAAAACGGGGCGTGCCAAACGCTCGAATAATAGTTTCTTCAAGCTTATCCATCAAACGAATTAACCCATCTAGGTTAACGTTCGCGGCCACGACGGTAGCAGTGACGCTTTTATTAATAGCCATGCTCTGACCGGCTTGGGCTGCCTCCATCAAAGTATCCATAAAAGCATCCTCTTTAGCGTCGTCTAAGCTAGAGGTATCGGCCTGCAGCAACGTGAAGGGCGCCCACAGTTTATGAGTAATTTCAGGAAAGTCCTTTTTGAGAAGCTCATGCCTAGCGTAACAGACGGTAGCGATTGGTTCAATGTCACTAACGCCCAAGTGGTCGTTTTCCAGCTCTAAGTTCACGAAGTAAAGAACCTTCTCAGGACTATATTTAGCAGGCGTGCCGTCGTACTCAAAACCCGTTATCTCCCAATCATTATTGACTTCTGGCTTAAGCTTCTCGCTCTGAAGACTAAGCAACCAATCAGGCGACCCCTCACCATCTAAGACAATCTCAAAGCCACATTTACCATAGACGCTACGTTTGACCTGGGCGACAAAAAGCGCCTGATCCATGTTCACCTGCTTATTCACTTGATCGACATACTTCTTAACAAAACTATACTTCTCAAGAAAAGCTGGCTTCTGGTCCGCGGGAATATCCTCAATTGGCTCTAACTCGGTTTCAAACCCAGCCGCTAAGGTAGCAAAAGAGGCATTTAGGATTACGCAGCGGCGAACAAGCTCATCACGTCGGAACCACCGATAAGCCTCCGGATTAAGGGCGCGGTCCGGAGTTTTTTCGTCTTGGGTTACGGTGGTGTAACGTTTCGCTTTCGGAGTTGAAGCGGCGCCAAATACGCGAACGCGAAGCCACGGAACTAAACCTTGCTTTCTAGATGCAGGCATTATTCATCAAGCTCACATTCTTCGGTTTCTTCTAACTTACCACCACAACACGACTGCCCACTCTGAAAGTTAACCTCATCAAAATGCGTCGTCCGCTTACAACCCGGCACCTCACACCACACATGCACGCCATCGCTTCTCTGATACCGATAAGTCAAAGCCGCCCGCCCATGCTGGGGACACTGCCACTTACGAATTCTGCCCTGCTTGTACAGATCAAAAGTCAAAATGGCAGCCGCTTGGCGCAACTGAGCATCCGTCAAACGCTGACTAGGCCGACCACACCGCGTAGGCTTCTTAGCGTCCGCTGAATTATCCTGCAAACCCTTTTCTGAAACTAAACAATTCTGCTCAGACGCCATCAGATACTGCTTCCGACTTAACGGTTACACCTGGCTTTCGCCGCAGTTTTGCCCAAGGGTCCTCGAGAGGGCCACGTTGCTTAGTACGAACTTTCGGTGTTGTTCCCATTTTCTCCTACCTCCTTAACCGTGACGAACTTTAGGCGGACGCGCACCACTACAAAGGATATTGTAGGCGTAGGCTGCACAGTCCACTTGGTCTTTATGAGCGCCAAGCGGAAACGAATCCACTTCATCCAAGAAAACGGCGTTCCATTGACCCCGCACTAAATGAATGTGCCCACGTTCCGCCGCGTTGGCCAAGGGTACAGCCCGAACCGCTTTTTCCCCAGTAGGCACTTCGCCAACAACAGCATGACCCAACAGCGACGTCCGAGAGATTAAATCAATAAGATTCTTGCCAGCGCTCCCCTTCTCCTGCTCGATATGCACCGGCACCGCTTTCCCATCTAAATCTGCACACTCCGTCATAGTGTCCTCGATTTGTTTTGGGCTGCCACGGAAACGTCGAACGTCCGTGATATACATGTGTCCAGATGCGAGCCCAGCAAGCAACCCCACAGTATAATCTGGGTCTACTGCTTCGCCCTCCGCAGTTGCCGCCAAATCCCAAACACGCACCTGCCGAAGCAAAGTTGGAACCTGATTAGGCTCAAGCAGGACGCGGTCTTTGCCGTTAACAAACCATTCCCGACGCAACATGCCGCCGACGCTTATCTGCCAAGAGCCATTTAGCAACTGTTCACGAGTAATGGGGTCTAGGCGCCGAAGACTTTTGACGTAGCTTTCCCGATCCAGAAACGGGTTATCGTCGAGACGCGCAGGAATAAAGATACGTGCCTCGCCAGTGTCCTCATCTCGGTTAAACTCGATATGGCTGTCTACGTTACCGCATTCCGGGCATACCTGTAAGTCCAAGTTCTCAGTTTGCATCCGGTAACCGCAGACGTAGCAGACAAACCACGGCAGGAAATAGGCCTTAACCCAATCCCCATACACCACACCGCCCATCTTGGTTGGTGGATTAGACGCTGCTCGAACCCGCAGCGGAATAAAATCATATTTTTTCAGTCGACGCAACCGACTAATCATGTAAGTGTACTGATACTGGGTAAACTGGGTAACTTCGTCGAAGCCCTCAAATTGGTATTCGGCCGATTGGTGATGCATCACGTCGCGGTCGCTTTCCAAGAAGCTAAACGTAACCGTGGCGCCGCTTGGAAAATGCCAGGTGTGATTAACGCCATCCCACCGGGCTTTCGTTTTGCCCCACCATTCGAAACTTCGACTAATTAGAGCCTTGGGCTTGTTTAGGTCAGTAAAGCTCCGCCGGAAAATGATGGCGGCGTACTCGGGAATATCAAGGAACATAGCCGCAGCCATAAGCAGAGCATCGCTTTTACCACCTCCTGCAGCACCCCCAAAGAGCACCTCTAGAACATCGAGCAGTAGCAGAAATCTAGCTTGTTTGGGCGTCGGACCGCTTTTGCCCGTCACCGGATGAGGCCTGTTGGGAATCCACTTGTTTTCCAACACGTACATTCTGAATATGTCCGTCAGAAGCTGCAGCTTCCGCGATAATGCTGACATATTCTGCAAGCTTCCTAATTCCATCAGCTCTTGATTCCGCGACATTAACGTCCACTTTAACCGTTTCCATGTTCACCCTAGGCAGCATCCCCAGACTTTGCGCAAGCATGACCGCCAGTCGAATCGCATCCAAATAGACACGAATGGCACCCACCTTCGCAGAGTCATTATCCGCCCCATCCATCAACGCCAAAGCCTTTTGAATAGCAAACCACAACATCCGCAGAAGCTTCTTGCCCTCATCATTCGCATCCTTAGAAGCCCAAACCGCTCCCTCCCATTGCTTACGCCTTTGCCAATCCTTCCACAAAGCTGCCTCAGTTACCTTGCGGTTAATACCGACTGCTTGATACTGAGCAGTCAAACTCTGCGCCAAACGCTTAATCGAAACACTCCCTAAATTGCCGGTGGCGTCAAGCTTTAGCATCACCAACCTACGATTTTGCAAATCCAAATCGTAAATCTTGGTGACCGCTTCAGCAACAGGCTCCACGATTACGGGTACAGATGCTTTAGAGGGTGTGCCTAGTTTTGGGACAATATTGTCCTCTTTTGGGCATGAAAGACGGGCATTGTCTTGGTTAGAGTTTGACATAAAACGCCTTGGAAGCGGGTTTAGCTTTTCTTGCTTGGAGTTAGGCCCCGCTTTGTAGCAAGTACGCCGAGAAATTCAGCACCTACGGCACTGAGAAGAACGCAGATACTGCTAAGGGTTATACTGTTGCATGATGCTAATGTGCCAAGGCCAGTGCATGCTGTTATGCCTGAAATTATAGCTGAATCCAGAACTGCCGATGTCCAATCAAATTTGCCAGTCTTGGTGCGCTGCCCTTTCATGCTGAGATGGATTTTGTCTGTTATGAGCTCTCGGTTAAGGTTCCACATGGCTTTATTGGTACGCTCCTGCTCCATGATTATCGGTTAAAACCAAACCCTGCGGAGTATCTGGCAGCACTGTTGGATTACCTAAGAAGACTGCCGTATCAGATGGCGTTTTGATGAAGACGCGTTCCTGCAACCGTGGGTCGTACTTGCTGTTTTCAAAACAGAACCGTCGGGCTTTCCGCTGCCCTAACGAGTCTATACTTCTACGTCCCCGATGAGTCCGATTTGCCATAACAAAATTACCTCAAGATGCTTAACGCTGAATCCGCACACATCCCCATTTGCTGAGGCAGGCAGATAGGAGAGAATAGCAAGCTTGGGACACGCAGCCCAGCCGACCTGCATTCACTACTCAACCACACATTTCACAACGTCGAAAGCAAGATAACCCTCGGCAATAGCGCCCTTATAAAAGAGATGAAATTATAACACGGTCGCCAAACCGCTTTCAAGCTAGGCGCTTATGCCGATACTGCAAAGTAACCGTTATCCGTCCACGACTAAGCGACTTACCCAACCCAGCGTTTATCCGGCTATCAGTCTTTCCACGCGAACCATGTCCAATTCGCTTTATCACCCAGTTATCGAGGTTGCCGCGAACAATCTGTGGGTTAGTCGTCAAGATGTAAAACGGAATGCTCAGTTGGGACGTGTAGAGTTCAGCGATAAAGTTGAGCAGTTTTTTGCCGATGCCTATGCCCTGATAATCGGGAAGAACCACCAGCCTTGTCACGCGAAAATAGCGTGCTTTCATGTGGATATGTACGACGGCGATAAATGCGATTGGCCTGCCCTGATAGATTGCAGCGTAACAGCGAGCAAACGGAGCTAGAGAGCCGTTTAGATAGTGATATGGCCGAAAGATCGCCCACAGGGCAGGGGAGCAACGACGAACGTCGATGTCAATTGCTGGGTGGGTTCTTTTTTTTTAAAAAACTCCATAGTGTCGGTGTTGAAGACCCAATCTGGCTCTAACCAATCAACTATATCGTAATGGCAGGTTACGGCTACAAACCGTTTGTTACCCCTACGCACCGCTTTGCTTATTGCAAGTGAAGCAACCTTAGCCACTTCCCGATCTACGACGCTGGTAAACTCGTCAAAGACGACGTCACGCGCCGGCAAGCAGAGAGCACGTGCAACGTCTACACGCATTTTTTCGCCCTGGCTAAGAACGCTGTAGGCCTTGAGCCAATCAGGAGGACTGGCGAACCCAACGCTGCAAAGCAACTTTTCAATTTCGCTTGTCTGCATATCCTCTGGAAAATCATCCAGAAGACAAGCATGCGAATAATCAAAACCCTTAACGTAAGCATCTGGAAAAAGCGTCTTTGCAATTGTTGTTTTGCCAGTGCCGCTGCGACCAACGATAACGCCAACCTGCCAACTATCATTTTCAATCGGCAAAGAACCTTTGAAGCGTTTCTCAAGCTTAACGTCAGC